TAGAGCGCCATCGTCGCCTCCGATTACGCGGTGTAGCCGCGCGGGTAGTATTTCTGGTTGCCGTCGCTATCCAGCACGATGCCGGCGGTCACGCTGCCCGCGGTGAGCGAGCCCGAGGCCACGACATAGTTCAGCGCCGCGTAGCGTTTCATGCCGGGCGGCACATCCAGAATGTTCTGCGTGCCGGTGACTGCCGTGGTCAGTTCGGCGGCGCCGGTCAAGATCGGGCTCAGCGTGCCCGCAGCCGAACCGGTCAGAAGCTGATACTGCACCGTGGTCGTGCCGGAGCTCGAACCAACCGGCGGCGTCGGCCAGGACACAAAGAGTTCCAGCGGACGCTCGGTGATGCCGAGATCCTCGGCGGCGCCGAAGTCGAGCACGTTGGTGCTGGTCGTGGTGCCGGTGTTGGAAATGGTCTGTCCGTTGCTGAACAGAAGAAGGCCGTCTTCGATCATGGTCTTGTCTCCCTTCGGGTCCGATTAGACCACGCGGCTTTCGGCGTTGATCAGCGCGTCCGTGTTGCGCAGCGGCACACCGCGGAAGTTCGTCACAGCCATGCCGGCAAACTGGTCCTGCTGGAGCAGCATGTTCGGCTTGTTCTGCGCCTGGCGATCCACATACGACTTCAGCGTGCGGTTCATGTAGAACGCGGGCTTCGTCATCGCGATCGGCGTGCCCTGGCGAGCATTTACCATCGTCTGGATGCTGCTGGCGGGGCGCGGCAAAGCCGGCACCTTGTAGAGCGCCTGCGACATCAAATCGAGCAGATCGGGGCCGGAGCCGCCGCTCAGCGGGTTCTTCGTCAGCGTGGTCACGTCGATGTTCGCAATGCGAACGATCCAACGCCAGTCACGCACCGTCAGGCCGCAATCCCATTTGTAGTGGGTCTGCTCACCCTGATACGGGTTGCCGTTGGCATCCAGCACAGGCGCCGGGGTGGTCACGTCCTCGTAGTTCAGGCCGGCAACCGAACCCTTCGGATAGATGCCGTGCACCGACTTGTAGCCCCAGCACACGAGCCACATGGAGGCGTTGGTCGACCCCGTGCCGCCTGCATCGATGATGTTGACCGAGTTTCCGGCGGGATTGGCATTGGTCGGCGCGACGGAGTAGCGCGGCGCCAAGCCGGTGAACTGCGCCGGGTTGCTCGACGTGTTGCCGTAGAACAGCGTCGAAGCCATCGTCTGCGACATGCTTTCGATGAAGCCCATGTCTTCCGATACGCGGAAGGCCTCACGATTGCCGGACAGCTTGATCAGGTCACGGTCAACGAGGCTATAAGCCTCCAGCATGCCGCAGGTGTCGGTGATCTGCGCGGTCGTGCTCTTGCTGCGCGGCACGCCGTAGTTCAGCAGGCGCCAGGAGCTGGTCGGCAGGCCCGTGCGGATCGTGGTCTTGTAGCCCGTGGGAAGGTTGCCCTCCACCCAGAGCATGTCGTCGAGGACTTCGTTGTCCTGCGACAGAATGTCGATCACGTCGGCCAAACCGCCGCCGGGGTCCATACGCGAGTTCAGATCGGCAAGCGTCGCGACCTGGCTGGAAATGGTTGCCATCTCTTATCCCCTATGCCCGGCCGAACATGCGGGCACCAACTGCCGCTGCCGACTTGTCCCTGGTGTCTGCCGCGGCGTTGAACTGACGATCCGCGGGCCGCAAGTCTTCGCCCATGCCGGCGCCAACTTTGGCGAGCAGCTTGACGATTGCTGGATGGTTGCCGATGCCCAAGCTGGAGTCGGCCAACAGCGCCTTCAGCTCGGGTGAGCCATACGCATCACGCGCACGGGCCGCATTCACAAGCGAGGCGCGAAGGTTCGTGCCGCCAATCTCGGGATCGCTTTCAACACTGGAACGCCACTGGCGGGTTTGATCCGCCCACGCATCCTGCTGCTGCTGCTGGATCTGCTTCATCTGCCCGAGCAGGAAAGGCGTCAGCTTGTTCGCTTGCTCCTGCGTCAGCGCGGCTTCTTTGAGCACGCCTTGATAGGCTTCAAGCCGCGGCTGATCGACCGTCTCGCCTTCGGGGATTTCGATCTGGTAGGTTTCCGGTAGGCCGTCCGTCTTGGCCTCCGCCGCCGGCTTGTCGCCGTCTGGCGCGGCAGCATCAACTTCGGCAGGAGGATCGCCACCCAGGAGCGTCGATTGTTCGGCAGGCGCGGCAGAGACAGCAGCAAGCGCCGCTTCAGGGGCAGGCGTAACGGCAGCAACTGGTGCCGCGCTCCCTGCCTCACTCGACGCTGCCGCTTCCGACATCCTGCACCAGTTCCCTTAACTGACGCTCGATATCCGGCAGGAATTCTGAGGAATTCAATGCGATCTTGTCACGCAATCCGATACCAACCGCGCGCTTGCCCTCGTTGAACGCCGTCACGTCGAACTGCCCTGGCGTAAACGACGGCATGTGCATGCCCGTGGATGCCAGGATTTCCGCCACGACGATCCGGCCGCGCGGGTCACGCACCAGCCAATCCCAAGCCTCGACACGGTATTTGTTCCGCGCGGCTCGGAAGGCTTGCTCTTCGGCAATGCTTTCTTCGTCGGACGGGTCGTAGGTCACTGCTGCTGCTGCCCGGTCAAAACCCCGAGCGCACTCTGCCCGTTGCCGATCGGCGTCTGCGACATGGTCTGCGCAGCCTGCACCGCGGCCATGCCCTGCTGCGCCTGTTGCGCTGCCTGCTCCTGCTGCGCGCGCGCCTGGCGCATCGCCGCCACCTTCGCCGGGTCACGCACCACTGACGTGTCGGTTCCGATCATGTCGGCATAGTCGCTGATAGCCTGGTCGGCATCCAGGTTGTCCATGGCGTCCGGAACCACAGCTACCAGACGGCCGGCAAACGCAAAGAGCGCTTCGATCGCCTGCGTGCCGACCGCCTTCTGCGCCTGCGCCAGCAGCGAGATGAACTCCGGCTCGATGTGCATGCCCTGCAACTGCGGCGGCGCGGGCGGCAGAAGGCCGACGCGCGACATGCGGTTGAACAGGATATCCAGCACGGGCGACAGCGCCTCGGCATGGAACCGCTCCAGCATCGGGCCGAGCAGCAGCACCTTTTCCTCGTGGCGCTCATCGACTTCCCGGGCAGTCATATCCGGCGTGTCGCCGCTGCTAAACTGCGCGATCAGCTCGCCATAGAACGCGCCTTGGATCGTCTGCCTGGTGTCCTGCACCATGGCTGACATCGGCTCGATACCGTTCGGCGGGATCTCCAACGCCGGGCGCATCGCCTGCACGCCACCCTGCATGTCCACGTAGTTCATGCCGCCGGGAATCAACTGCACCAGGCTTGACTTCAGCGAGGCCGGCCCGACCATGGGCGGCTTCACCATCTTGTCGATGGCCTCAGCCTGCCGGCGCCGCAGGATCTGAAGCATCTTCACATCCGGCAGAGCCTCTTCGCCCGGTCCGTGGCCATAGGTGTCGTTCGCCACCACATCCCAGCGCGGCGCGATGGCTGGGAACTCGTGGAAGCCAGCGCAGTCCAGAAGCTGCTCCACGGCATAGCCATACTCGTAGCGGATGGAGAGATACTCCATGCCGCGCCAATCCTTGCGCCCCTTCTTGATGTCGGTGTTCGGGAAGATCGCGTGAACCACGTTGATCTCGCGCGAATACTGACGGCTCTCGTAGAGACTGCGCACCATGGTCGAGCAATTGTCGATGCCGAACTTCTCCACCACAGCCTGCACCGACATGACCATCTCGCGGTAGAGCGTGTTGGCCTTCCCCTGCGCGCCCAGCACCAGCATGTATTCGCCGGCCGTGAGTGTGGTGAACTCCATGACGTTCTCATAGTCCGGCATGCACAGCATCACGGCCGTGCCGAACGTCCCGAGTTCCTCATACATCGACGCCGCGGCATTGTAGAAATTGGAGGCGGCAAACACCGTCCGCAGCCGCTTGGCTACCTCGGATAGCCACTGCTTGACCTGGTGATCATCGTTCAACTCATCGCGCAGGGTTCCCAGCCGAAACCAATCCCGCGCTGGCGACGTGATGCCAGCCATGAGAAACGCAGCCATGGCTTTCACAGCCTTGGTCGCCGTGCGGTCGATAATCTGCTGCTGCTTCGGGAGGCCCTTGAGCGTGTCGTTCGGGCTCGGCGGCATAACGAACCGGCCGCGCTGGGGCATGATGTATTGGCTGAGCTCGCGCCACACGGCGAAGTAAGGCGAGCGGTCGGAGCGCAGCGTCGTCATGGCCCGATCAGATCGGGCGCGCATCTCCATGAACTCGGGGCCGCAGAACGCGGGCTTGGCGGTGTCGAGCGCCTTGAAGTTCATGCCGTCTGGCATGTCTAGCTGCCCAGAAGCGTTTTACCCGCGCCATTATTCGAACCCAGAATGCCTTGCGGACCGGAAACGGCCGTGGATGATGCGCCGGCCGCAGCAGCGCGTTGCAGCGCGGAGCCAGTGGCACCCTGGATGTTGGGATTAGCGGCTGTCGGCGCCGAGGGCATTGGCGCCGGGGTCGGCATCTTCGGGCCACCAAAGCACATGGTCACGCCTCACGGGGTAGAGGCCCGCTTGTGCGGAGTGGATTGTGAGGAATTCAAGCGACGGCTGCTTAGGCCCCCCGCATCACGTCATAGTTCGCCATCACCTCGCCAAACGTCTCGTCCCGCTTGATGGTCGCCCCGAACGCCCGCATGTCGTCCGCGGTCGCAACCTTCCGGCAGCGCAGGCAGCGGCACAGGCCAACCAGCGTCATGGCTGAGCGCGCGTCCGCCGGCGTGGGCGTCCAGGCGTGGTTGCAGGGCTTTTCGGGTGTGTGGTGGGTCACGTCACCGCATCCTTCTCCGCCATCAGCAAGTGATGCTGCACCGTCGCCAGCGCGCCCAGCACAGCGCCACGCGTCGTGGTTCCCAGGCTCCAGGACGAGCCAACAGCGCCATCCTTGTGCACCGTGGCGACTGCAACGCCCACGATCTCGCCGGACTGCGCCAGGGCTAGGAGCTGGGTCAGCTTGTCCTGCACGGTTTCCATCACGCCCCCCTGAGTTTCGCCATCAGATGCCCTGCCCAAGGC